GCAAGAGTTAATTCCTTGAGAGTTAATACAAGATCCACCTCCCGGCACCTTCGTATCGTGTTTGAGGTATCTCTAGTGTTTGGTTGTTTAAATACTAGTTAATTTAATGTTTAATTTCGATAGTTTAGTGTCGGCCACCGCTAAGGTGGTCAAAGATTTTATTCATTTTTGTTATAATAGGGCGAGGCATGTTTACTATGCTCTCAAACGCTGGCTCTGGGAGCTCCAGGGCGTGTTTGCTGCACATGACGCTTTTGTCGACATGTGCTACGACGCTATGTATGGCGTCGAAGAGTTTGAGTGGGAACTGCAAAAACAGTTCTCAAGTGCCGAACACGACGTGCTAATCGCCAAGCACGAATTTGAGCGCCTGTTAAGGGATGGCGCCCCATTAAAGACATGGCCACAACCATGCGCTCCTATGGGCAGTTTCCGGTCGTCTGATGACTTCCAGGTAGCAGCTCAAGAAGCTGAAAACCTGTCTTTAATGGACCCAGAACCCTCCTTGATTAAAGGGTCTGGTGATTACTCGCTTGACAATCCTAACAGGATTGAAAAGTTCATCAACCTCGTTCAAAAGAAGGAGGTACTTTCCGCCACCGAGCAAATGATCAAACATGCTTATGAAGAGCATATCGGTGAGGCACCATTCGGAAAGTGGTTCAACACTCTGCCCTCTCGCATGAATTACATTAAGAGGGCTGCTTCAAAGAAGGCCAAGGCGGCCAAGAGATCAAACTCTGTCCGTCAAATGGTAAACGAGGTAAATGTCATCCCTGACTTTATCTCAATTTGTGATGTTGTCCAGGTGGATACTGGCGAGAAGCTCCCTCCCAAGAAAGATAAAGACGGGGAGCTATTGGAGCCTGAACCCAAATTAAAAATGATGAGAAGGGTCAGGCCTGAGCATTATGGTGATGCTCGTTCTTACATAAGGCAGCACATTCGCAACAATAACATGCGCCTTATTGACGGCTCTGATGTTAGTCATGCTACCATCAACCGATATGCTCTCAAGTTCTGCGAAGACTTAGAGCTTGATATGACCAGTACTGCAATGCTGGTTGATTATGCTATGACAATGGTGCCCATCCCTCTCAAGAATGATATTGAAAGGGCGAAGATTGTCCATTCTCCTGCAGCCAGGCAAATTAGGCAGGAGTTGGGCGTTCTAAACGCTGAGGTTTTTTAGAGGGGCTCTGCTCCGACTCTGGTTTTGAATCCCCGTTTTCTATTTTGGGGTTGCCAGAGATCGTGGTGCGTAGTGGAGCTACACCTAGGAAGAGTCGTAGTGTAATTAGCTTTCTTTCGCAGTTTACTTTAGGTCTAGATTACCAATGCCCAAATCCCAGCTTACATAATGCATTGGTGGCGGTTGAACGTAGGGTGTTCACCGTTGGGAAAGGAAATGAGGTAGTGCTACCTTACAAGAACAAAGAAGGAATATTTTCCAATCTTAATTACTTTCGAGACTCAATAGTCAACAAAGTTGGTTGTCCAAGGACCCACACTCCTGAGGAGCTTGCTGCAACGTACCACTCTGGAAAGAGAAGTTTGTACAATGCAGCTGTTCAAAGCCTCAAAAAGAAGGCAGTCGAAAGGAGTGATGCTAACGTGACAGCCTTTCTCAAGATGGAAAAACATCTGATGAGTAAGAAGATAGCACCCAGGTTGATATGTCCCCGAAACAAAAGATACAATGTTGAATTGGGACGTCGATTGAAATTTAACGAGAAGAAATTCATGCATGCAATCGACTCAACCTTTGAATCCCCAACTGTTCTTAGTGGATATGACAGTTTTAAAGTTGGGAAGATAATAGCCAATAAATGGTCCAAATTTAAGAGACCAGTTGCAATAGGTGTTGATGCGAGCAGATTTGATCAGCACGTGGGGGTAGAAGCACTCCAATGGGAGCACTCGATTTACAACGGTGCATTCAAAGATCCCATTCTCAAGGAGTTGTTACACTGGCAAACAGAGAATAGAATCATGCTGTTTGTTGAAGACAAAATCCTCAAGTTCAAGGTCAAAGGACATAGAATGTCCGGCGACATTAACACCTCTTCTGGCAACAAATTAATCATGTGTGGTATGATGCACTACTACTTCAAGACACTTGGAGTCAAAGCCGAACTCTGCAACAATGGCGATGATTGTGTTATCATATGTGAGCGGAAAGATGAGAATAAATTCCAACACATGCACAGCTGGTTTAAAGACTATGGGTTTGACATGCAGATAGAGACTCCTGTCTACAAGATTGGACAGATAGAGTTTTGTCAAAGTAAACCAGTTAAAATTAATGGCTATTATAGAATGGTGCGTAAACCAGAGAGCATATCCAAAGACGCCCATTCCCTCATTTCCATGGCATCAGCTGAAGATGTCAAAACTTTCATGAGTGCTACCGCCCAATGCGGTATGATCTTGAATAGTGGTGTACCTGTTCTTGATGCTTATCATAAATGCCTATTTAAAGCATCAGGGTACAAGAAAGTATCGCAAGAAGCAATAGAAAGAATTGTCTCTTTTGGAACGCAGGACAAACTCGGGCTCAGGAAAGAGCGAGTCGAAGAACCAATAACAATGGATAATAGGTTGAGTTATTGGGAGTCCAGTGGGGTTGACCCTCAGACACAGGTCCTTGTCGAACGATATTTTGACAATCTGACGGTCCATATCGAACCCCGCGGCGTAAAGAGATTGACGCCTTTACTAGATAAAACTTTGCTTTCAATTGCAAGTGTAGCACGAACTTCTGTGTCGCTACCGATACTTTCAAAATAGAAGCACTCATAGTAACCATAGTAGTATTAGTATTAATAGTAGTTAGTTTATTAGATTACGCTAGCTCGTACAGATAAATTGCAACGGATTACAAATTCCTTTCAGGTTTTGCTTCTGGATT